TCGAAGATAGTGTATGGTCTGCAACAAACAGTGATGTTGTTGTGTCGTTTCCTATCATACCAAAGAAAGGATCTTACGTAAAAGAAGATCTTATTGGTGTTGACCATCTTGAAAAAGTGAAACTAGTTCAACAGCATTGGGTAAATGCCGGAACTAATGAAGAATTATGTGCTGATAAAGGCGTACGACATAATGTATCTAATACAATACTCGTAGATGATTGGCATGAAGTAGAAAAATATGTATTTAAGAATAGACATTCATTTGCTGGAATATCATTTCTTTCAATGATGGGAGATAAAGACTTCAATCAGGCGCCGAATACTAGTGTAATAACAGCAAAAGAAATGGTAAAAAAATATGGAACCGCAGCTATATTCGCTAGTGGGTTGGTTGTCGATGCTCTTAGTGCTTTTGATAACCTTTGGTCAGCTTGTGCAACTGCTCAAGGCTACGGAGAAGATCTCACTCTGGATAATAGTGTCAACGCTATACGCCGTGATTGGGTACGCCGTTTTGGTAACTTTTCTGACAATTATTGTAAATCCGATGTGAAGATGGCAGAGTACTGTCTGAAAGATTCTCATCTCTTACATAAGTGGGAAAAGATTAATAAGAACTTTACTCCTATAACTTGGGAAGAAGATTTGACAGAAAAGAAATATACAGACGTAGACACTATGGGCGCAATTGCTTGTGCCGGTGGAGCATGTGAGATTGACTTTTAATGAATACCTATCAGATCGAATGTGATTATTGTGACGCTGAAAGCCACATAGTATCAAAACAAGAACCAGAATTTTGTCCAATATGTGGCACAGAAGCAAGACCAATACTTTTAGATAAGGAAGATGACGACGTATAAATAATGCTATGTGGTATTATGAAAACAAGTTATATGATGAAGCTCCCAAAGATTATGCAGGATTCGTCTATCTGATTACTGATCTAGTTACTAATAAAAAATATGTTGGTAAGAAACTATTTTGGAACACACGTAAACTTAAACCTTTAAAGGGTAAGACACGACGTAGAACACAAGTTGTAGAATCTAACTGGAAAACTTATTATGGTTCGAATGAAGAACTGCAGCAGTTAGTTGAAACCTCTCATGCAGAAAGATTTGAAAGAGAGATACTGTATTTGTGCGAGAAGAAAGGCATCATGGGATATCTCGAAGCTCGAGAACAATTTGATCGTAATGTGTTATTAAGTGATGAATATTACAATAATTTTATAGGATGTAAGATACACAGTAAACACGTGAACGGACTAAAATGATATTACAAGTAACAGACAATGCAAAAGCTTATCTTAAGAAGGTAGGTAAACCAAACGTATCACTTGCTGTTAAAGGTGGAGGCTGTTCAGGCTTTCAATATGAATGGGGTGTTACAGATGCAGAACCAACTGTAGAGAATCTATGGTTAGATCCGATGGCAGAAATGTTTGTATTTGGTTGCACAGTTGATTATGTAGAAGAATTAGGAGGTTCATACCTCAAAGTATTAAACCCAAATGCAGTTGCACAATGTGGCTGCGGAGAAAGTTTCGGAGTCTAAAATGTATGAATATAAATGCGAACTAGACAGAGTTGTAGATGGTGACACAGTTGATGTGGATATCGATCTGGGCTTTGGTGTCTGGTTAAAAAAAGAACGTGTACGAATTATGGGTATCGATACGCCTGAATCACGTACATCTGATAAGATAGAAAAAGTATTTGGTAAGGCTGCATCAGCCAGATTAAAAGAATTGATTGAAGAGGATTGTATATTGTGTACAACTAAAGATCGATCTGGTGAAGACGAACGTGGTAAGTTCGGTCGAGTACTAGGTGATTTTAAATTAGCTAGTGGTAAAATGGTTACTGATGTTATGATTGAAGAAGGTCATGCTGTGGCGTACCACGGTGGATCTAAGGACGATCTAATTGAACAGCATGAAAAGAATAGAGCATTTCTAATAGCTGGCGGAATAGTCACTTTACCTGAATAAAATGGTTTACATTCATTTCTAATTGTGGTATAATAATGCCAAAGGAGTGATAAATGATTATTATAGATTATAATGGTATTGCAATAGCAAATATCATGGTACAAAAGCTTGCAATTGACGAGAACATAATTCGTCATATGATACTGAATTCAATTCGTATGTATAGAACTAAATTCAATAAAGACTATGGCGAAGTTGTTATATGTTCAGATGCAGGTGGCAACTGGCGCAAACAAGTATTTCCACAATATAAAGCAGCACGTAAGAAAACAAGAGACAAATCATCTGTTGATTGGGATGAAGTATTTCGTATTACTTCTATGGTACGTGAAGAGATACGTGAAAACTTTCCATATAAAGTTATGCATATCGAAGGTTGTGAAGCAGATGACTGTATTGCACAGCTTGTAGAAGAAACACAAGAGTTTGGTAAGTATGAAGAAGTCATGATTGTATCTTCTGATAAAGACTTTGCACAGCTACAACGCTATCCAAATATCAAACAATACTCGCCTATGGGTAAGAAATTCATTGTAGAAAAGAATCCACGTACTACATTACAGGAACACATTCTACAAGGTGACACATCAGACGGTGTGCCAAATGTACTATCACCAGATAATACATTCACAGATGGTCTACGACAAACTCCACTTCGTAAGAAGTTACGTGAAAAACTAGTCGAAGATCCAAAGTCTCAAGGAGACGAAATATATCGTAACTACTTACGTAACAAAAAGATGATAGATCTACGAGAATGTCCAGATACAGTAAAAACTGGTATTATAAATACGTTTGAAGGCCAAGATCCATATGGTAATAAAGGTAAAGTTTTTCCATACTTGGTTGCCAAACAATGCAGACTATTACTTGAAAATGTACAGGAATTTATTTAATGAAACTACCCCCTAATCCCTTAATATATGAAATACTAGAAGCGGCTGGTAAAGCCAGAAGCAAAGCAGAAAAAATAAAAATACTAAAAGATCATGATTCATGGGCTCTCAGAGATGTACTCAGAGCTACATATGATTTAAAGGTAGAATTTCTCATTCCAGATGGTGAACCTCCATATACGCCTAATAGGCCAGAGAGTGTTCCAACAAATTTACTTAGAAAAAATGTAGACTTTAAATATATCGTAAAAGGCGGTATCCGCGAAGATATGCCATCTTTTAAACGCGAAAAGATTTACATTGGTCTACTAGAATCGATTCACCCCGAAGATGCAAAGGTTGTAATTAATATGGTAAACAGAAAAAAACCAGGCAATGGTATTACAGAAAAAGTAGTCAAGGAGGCATTCCCTAGCTTAATAAAATAAAATGTTCATCAACTCAATTTAATTCTAACGGGCTGTATCACTTTAGTGAATGCAGCCTTTTTTACTTAAGGACAACGTATGAAGAGACCAATATCGCAAGTAGAACGTATGAAGTATAAATCAAGATTTTACAAAAGGTATGAGAGGAAATGTATGAAGGATGGAAAGCAAAGAAAGTCAATGGAAGCAAAAGAAGATAAAAACATGTTAGATGAACACATACAGGAAGTGAAAGAAGAAATGTGGAATTGGTGAAATTAACCGTGTACATATCTTTTCAGCTGTGTTATAATAAGCTAAAGGAGTTTAGTTATGAATATATTTGTATTAGATAAAAACCCAATCAAGGCTGCTCAGCTGCAATGCGATAAGCACGTGGTTAAGATGATTGTGGAATCAGCACAGATGTTGTCAACTGTACATCGTATGGTTGACGGCACGATGGAACGCAGACCATCAAAATCAGGTAGTATGTTACAATATTACAAACATCCGAATGATAATCTAGAACATACGCTATATAAAGCATGTCATTTCAATCATCCATCTACAGTATGGACACGCGAATCGATACAAAACTATATATGGCATTACGATCATTTCTATGCATTGTGTCTCGAATACACATATCGTTATGACAAAGTTCATTCAACGCAAACTAAACTAGGTGAAGTCTTATCAATTCCACCTAAAAATATTCCTAATATAGGTCGGACACCATTTAAACTTGCTATGGCAAACTTTCCTGAATGTATAGTAGAAGATCCAGTACAATCATATCGTAACTTCTATCAAACAAAACAAGAAAGGTTCAAAATGGTATGGACCGATCGACCAGTTCCGGAGTGGTTCAATGAATTACGTAGTGCATGAAAGACCAGTAGAAATATCTGAAAGTCTATGGACCAGAGCATGTGATCATGGTTTTAATATGGTTAACATTGAAGGTGATATATTTGTTGACATATACTTCATCGATGAGAAAGGTGAAGGTGGTGGCACTATTGATACACGTGAAGAAGACGATAATACTATTATCATTGAGATCAATAGACATCAAGGCGTAAACAATATGTTAATGACATTATTTCATGAGATAAAACATGTTGAACAGATTGCATGTGGAGATCTAAAAGAAAGTATATATAAAGGTGTGGATACTAAAACATATGAATATGATGCACG